ACCCATTCGGGCTGTAGCTTCTATACCTGAGCAACCGTTATCTTTACCCCAATCCTTAAATCTTTCCAGCATATCCCAGACCCAATCGTTGAATCTGTCACCGCCTAGAAACTGCACAACAACCATCCGCTTCTCTGGATACTGAATAATTTCAGTGGTGCCAACGCCATCTATGTTGTGATCTTCATCGAACGCAACCCACAACTGCTGATTGCCGTTTAGAATCGACGCATACAAGAACTCCATGTTCCATCGACCTTGAGACCTCTTCACTGCTCGAGCCAACTGATCCCTGACATCGGGCCAAAGGCTGTTTAAGTAGTTGGTAGGCACCATTGTAATGGTGTGAGTTATCTCTCTAGGTAGATCTTTTCGAGAAACCTTTGGTTCCCTAGAGATGTCTTCTATTTTGCTTGCGTCAAACTCTAATAAGCTGCTCATGCTGGCAATGCACCTCCGGCCTTAGCACCCAATGGTGCCGGTTGTTGCATGGTTCCTGTTCGATCTTGTCGAACACGATCCATCATACCCTCTAACTCTTGAACACCCGAGTTTGTGTCGCCATCACCGATGCCAGAAACAACATCAGCAGGGACAATGAACTCACCAGGAGATACAGCTACGGGTTGTTGATCACCGATCATGCCTGGAACTTGATCATCCATACCTTTACCTTCGCCTTGGATGACCCCTTCTTTCTGTGAATTAGGTACAACAGATTCAAGCACCTGTGACCTGAGCATCTGGAACGCCTCAGAACCAAACTCATCAATGAATCGGTTAATCACAACCTCTGCTTGATCTTCCGGCAATCTACCAAGTAGTGCCATAGAGACCTGCTCTATGAGTTGCATAGCCATCGACTGATCCATTTGACCAGTGGTGTCACCACCCTCCTGCATGCCGTAGGCATTTTCGGTGATGTCATCGTAATAATTGCCGTACTCGCCAGCGTCATAAGAGTCAACAATCTTTTGAGCCTCTATTCGTTTTTTGCTCGCTCCCCTTCTGGGAGCCTTTCCTTCAAGAACCTCTTGGGCATCTCTAACCTCTTTGGGTATAGGCATAGACATGCCACCCATACCACCACCCTTACCAACAGCGCCAATGCCTTGATAAAGAGCCGGATCTATATCCATACCGGCACCAGGAATGCCTACATTGGGCTTTCCTACATTAATGTTTTTAAGAGCATCGGATGATTCCACCTCTGTTGGCTGCCTGAAGTAGCTGATCTCGGGCTGAAACCCAGGCCTAGTTCCCACAAGTTCCTCTGGCTTAACAGTGACTGGCCCTCGAAGTCTAGACTGACGCCCTGCTGGGGCACCGAATCCACCCATAGTGCCGACATTTCCAAGGTTTATTCCTCGGATCTCTCCTGGCCCACCGCCGTTCATCTGAATAGGTTGTCTGCCCATCATCTGTAGTTCTGCGTGACGGCGCTGGAAGTCATCGGGATTTACAGAGGTAATACCGCCGCCCATCATTCCGTAATCACGTCCGTATTCCTTGGAGTAATCAATGCCGTAGTCAGAGCCAGCTTGCCGGATAGAAGCATCAACAATGCTTTGAGCGTCCTGAAGGTCTTGCTCCTTCTCTGCTGCTCGCTCACCGTACATACGATCCATCGCGTCCTGCTGCCTGAACGCAGCACGTTGACCTTCGCCTATAGCTATAGGTGCTGCTGCCATTGGATTCAATAATCCCTTTGCAGAATCTGCAAGACCCCCTCGCCTAATGACATCAGTAGGGGCCATTTCTTTTGCTGCCATCAAAGAATCTTTTACTGCTTGATCCGCAACGCCAGCTTCGGCAACAGATGGGAGCTTAGTCAAAGCTTCCGTAGTCAGTGTTGGGTCAGCAGCCAACGCAGCCGCTTTTGCTGAATCTGCCGTCTTAGCGGCAGTTGCAGCCTCTTTTGCTAACTGCTCTGTTCCTGCAATTGCTTTTGCTCCAGCTTCAAAGGCTTTTCCAACTCCAAAGCCAGTCAACCCAGACAGCAATCCTTCTTTAAGGTCGCCGGTCACAGCCGTAGTAGCCAGACCAGAACCAACAGCACTAGCCAAAGCAGCATTACTACCCAGCGCCGTAAGCCCAGTCCCAAGAGCCGTACCCCCAAGAAGCGAGCCTGTACCTAAAGCAGTGAAAGCCCCAGGAGCAAGAACGCTACCCAGCAGTGGAGCAAGGAAAGGCAAGAAAGCCTCCGGCTGCCCCGTCATCGGGTTGGTTGTGAGTTGCCCTGTGGGCGACAGAGAGGCTATACCAGCCACCTCTATCGGGTTCATGTGAACCATCATGCTGTCGCCGTATCGGCCTTGCTGGGCCATCTGCTCAGCCATAGGCTGCATTGGGAACATGTTTGGGTTGTTCATTAGCTGGTCTCCACTCCGAAGAGGTTAAACGCGAAATCTCCCGAACTCGCATAAACTTTTATTACATCTGTCTGGTTTAAGCACATGCCAATCACCACTGTTTTAGTGGTGTGGTTTGCCAAAGATTCTGTGTGAAATAAGAACTGCTTATCGTCATCCGCCGCACCGCCAACATGAACGCTAACTCTAAATGAACCTTGGTTTGAGCCAAAGTTGCATATAACTAAAGAGCTAACTGTCGTCTGCGCTAGATTGGGTACGGTGTACAGGGTTGTTGATGTTGTTGCACTTGGGTTTGATTGGCCCAATACCTTGATAACGTCTGTCACGATGCACCCATCAACAAGAACTGGAACCTACGCATAGCAAGCGATCCTGTCTTATCGCCCTGAGTCTTGGCCTGAATCACATCGTTTTCGATCTGATCCATAGCCTGTTCGATTGTTCTGCGAGTGATTGCCTCATTGCCAACGTCGTATTCTGGGGCAGGCACCGGCAGTGGATTCTGTCTAGTCGCCATTACCGCCTACCGTCCTGTCTCATATCAAATCGTAGATCACCTAGTCGCCACCCAAAGCCAGAGCCTGTGCTTTCAACTCGAACAACAGCATGCCTAGCTCGAGTCCTTATGTTTGATTGAGTGGTGCTAGGTGTAACAGTCGCAGTAGCTTGTGTTGTTGGGGTCTCTAAGGGGAAGTTGCTGCCCTTAATCGTAAAGTCGATTGACGCGGCGTCGGTGGCTCCGCTGAACCTGAAGTCAGGAATGATTCTGCTGATCATCATAAAACGATCACCTTCAGCAATCTCAAGGTCTCCTGACTCAACAAACGCGGTCATTGCAGACCCATCATCATCAAAGCCAGTTTCTTGGTTATACAGATAATTAGCATCCGTCACCCCAGTGTTTACAGATGAAGCGATAGGGTTTGAGTTCTTTGACGTTCCCATCCAAGTGCCTCTATCCAATGTGCCAACAGCCCACAGATTCTCTGCGTAATTATACGATACATAGTTCGTGATTTCTGTGTCACCTTCGCCCACAGGGTAGAACCATATAACCTCTGAGAAGTCATTGTTCTCAGCAGCAAACACCTTAAACGCTTGGCCCTTGTTAAGATTAGAAAAGACATGTTCTTTTACGCTACACGGTAGTGGCTGGACTGACCCGTTGTAGACGTAGAAACCACCTGAATCCATGAAGTAGACCGAACCTCTAGCGTTTACCGCCGCGTTAGGCGAAATCATGGATATGTCAGTGCTTAGCGTTGCAAACTGGAATGTAAACGGGGCACCCACAAACCGCATTGAGTGAAGGCTGACATCTGTAAACACAAGGATTTCTTGCCTTGTTTGAACAGCGCCAACGATCTGGGAGCCGGAGTTTATTCGCACACCGCCAGCAGTGTTCGTTGCCGTTGGTGTCCAGTCGGCAGCGTTTTCTTGATCTGAAAAGCGTATGAACAGCGGATCAATGTTGGATGAACCAATCGGGTTTGTGCCGAAGGCTATGACATGCTGATCTATATCAGAAACTAAAACCTGCAATGCGACAGTTGGTACATTAGAGGCACCGCCCAAGGTTGTAGCGTTGACTGCCCTCGCCCCAGTACCGGAAGACTCGTCCCAGTAAAATATGCCACCACCTCGAATGTTAAAAATCAGGTCTTCACCAAAGTTGTCTTGACTAAAAAGACGCAACTGACCGTCAGCAGAAACACTGCTAGAGCTACCCCAAGTGCCAGAACCCCATGTCCCTGCACCCCAACCCGTGCCTTGAACAAATGTGTTTAAGCCTGTGTTTATCTGATACGTCGCAACCGTTGAACTGCCGCCATTACCACTGTCGCTTGCGTTAGCGGTTACAGTCGCACCGCTGGTGTCTTTTGCCACGATAGTAAAGGTGTTTGTCGTGGGCACAGAAGCAATCTGATATTCCTGATTCAAGACCGATGCAATTATATTGCCACCCAAAGATGCTGCATCAGAGAAAGTGACGAAGTCATTGACCACTGCACCGTGTGCATTTTCAGTGACGGTAATCGTTGAAGAGCCGTTGGTTGCTGCAAAGGTGGCATCACCCGCTCCCGATGTCAGCCTAATCGGTGTGACATCGGTGTATCCAGAGCCTTCTGCTATGTAAAACTTTAGATTGGTGCCAATCCCAAGATAGCTAATTGACTCAAGCGAAGACCAGTGATGGAGCGAACGGCACACACCAAGGAAGCTTTGATCAGAGTACTTAGTCCAACCGCCAATCTTTTCTACTCGGCCTTGCCTGAATCTGATCTTGTCAGAGTCAAACCAGCCAGCATCGGCTGTGTACTCGGTTCCCTCTTTGTTAACGCCTGGGGCGAACTGTACTTTCGCCAGAGTCATTTAGTATCGACCAATCAACGAAGCTAACCCTACAGGGCCACCCGTTGCCTTACCGACGTTCATCGCTGGTCTTATGTTTGGCGCTTTACCCATTCTCATTAAGCTTTCTGGCCCTTGAGATTGAAATCGACCCATCGAACGCTCTGGGCCTTGGGTTTGAAGTCTGCCTGTTCTTAGATATTGGCCTGCGTCGATCATTGGAGGAGGCGATCCTGTTTCAGACTTTCGTGCCCTATCAAACTCTCGCCCCCCACGAGGGATCATTCCAATTTCCGGCACTGCTGGGCTTTGCGGTGGATTGTTGCCAAACGTCGGTGATGGCGGGGCAGTCAATCCTGGGAACCTTGCTATTTGGCCCTCACGCGCTTGGGGCGCATTATTGCCAAGCAATTGAGCATTTTCTACACCCTCCATAAATACGTCGGATATACCTTGAACATTCTCCGGTCTAGAAGGATTAACAGTGCTTGCCCCACCTTTAGAGCCGCTCTTTCCTTTTGATGCGTTGCGACCAATAGATCCAAAATCGGGACGGCCCATAACCGCGCCATACGGCTGTGGTCTAGCAGGAAATCCTGTAGCAGGATCAATCTGCCTTTGGCTTATTGCTGGTTGTCTAGATAAAAAACCACCCAACCCTGTTGGGCCTTGCGTCCTGCCATAACGACTTGGCGGTTGA